CACGCTGGACATGGACCTCTCCATGCTCGAGGCAGACCGGGACGTCCTCCTCCTCGCAGGGAAACTGGAGGCGCTCGCAAAGGACGAGCAGTTCCGGGAAGCCATGGCGCGGGAAGTCGAGGAGGACATGGCGGACATGGAAGACGGCGCATCGCTGGCCGTGGCCGTCATGACGCCCGAGGACGACACGGACGAAATGTTCATGGCGCGAGCCTGACCATGGAGGGGAGCATGGAGAACACGACGACCGCCCCGGTGGAGACCTCGAGCTCCACCGAGGCCACGCCCGACGTCGAGGCCACCACCTCGGAGGCCACCACCTCCGAGACCGTGGCGGACATTGCAGCGGAGCCGACGGTCCCGGACCGCCGCCCGGATTGGAAGCAGAAGCTGGACCGGGTCCTGGATGCCCATCGAGCCGACCTCGACGCCTCCGCGCAAAAGCAGGAGGCCGAGGACGCAAAGCTCCGAGAGGGAGAGAGCTGGGACTCCATTCTGAAGAATCAACCCGACGACGTCCAGCGCGCCATGAAGGCACTCCGCGCGGACTACACGCGGAAAACCATGGCACTGGCCAAGCAGCGCCGAGACCTCGAGGCCGCACAGGCCGCTATCGTGGAGTCCCCCGTCCTCGGACAGCTCAAGGCCGTGGCCGAGTCCGCCGGTGAGGAGCTGAATCCCTGGGACCCGGACAGCTTGAACGCTGGCATCGAGCGCCTCGTGGCCGCCAAGCTCCACAGCCTCCTCGAGCCGATGCAGCGCCAGCACCAGGCGCAGCAGGCCCGCGCGAACTACGAGACGTTCATGGACGCCCACCCGGAGCTCCGGACGGACACCGAGCTCCGAGCGGAAGTCCGCCGGGAGCTCGAGCGCAACCAGGCCCTCGACCTCGAGACCGCCTTCTGGGCAGTGAAGGGACGACGGCTCCAGGGACGCGCGGCACAGGAGAAGGCCGACAAGGCCCGGCGCCGTCGAGCACTCCAGGCCGCAGGCGCGCAGATGGCCAACGGGACCCACGTGGCGGAGTCCGTGGCGAAGGTGGACAAGTCCACCCGAGAGCGCGGGGACGCGTGGAGCATCTACTCCCAGCTCAGCCGGAAGGGTTGACCGCTCCTCCTCGAGTGTGCTACCCGTTGACCAGGACACGGGCCCCCGACCATGGGACACGCCGGTGGGCCTGGCACCCGTAGCGGCACGCCCTACCAGTACCAGACACACCCACCCCCATGAAGGGAGGCCACGATGGCCATCCAGCCGGACATTCTGGCGACGACGCTCCGCATCCTTCGAGACAAGGAAGTGGACAACACGTTCCGCACCACCCCCATCCTCGAGGCCACCCAGCGCCTCGGAAACGTCGAGACCGTGGACGGCGGTTCCAAGGTTGATTCCCCCGTCATCCTCACCGACCACTCCACCATTACCCAGCTCTCGACCGGCTACGAGGCCGTGAACCTCGCAGTGAAGGACCCCTTCCGAACCTCGTCCTACGAGTGGTGCGATTTTGTCGCGCCGGTCGTCATGACGAAGAAGGAGGAGACCAGCAACAAGGGAGAGCGGGCCATCGTCCGCATCTACGAAGGTCGGATGAAGCAGGTCATGGGCATGCTCCGCCGGGAAGTCTCCAAGCAGCTCATCGCCGGGAACAGCTCCATCCTCACCGACCTCCAGACGCTGAACGGATTCTCCGCAGCAGCTGGTACCGGCTGGTTCGAGGGAGAGGCATTCGGTTCCCAGTCCAACACGGTTGGCGGTATCGCCAAGTCTGGTTTCCCCGCCTCGTGGCAGAACCAGTCCCAGACCGCTGGAGCCGCATTCGCCACCAACGGCCTCCGCGCGATGTCCCGCATTTTCATCGATGCGCAGACCTACGCACCGGAAGGGGACATCGACCTCATCCTGGCCAGCCCGACCAGCTACGAGCTCTACAAGAACGAGCTCCAGTCGCTCGAGCGCTACACCAGCGCCAACGAGCAGCGCAACATGGTTGGAAAGCTCGGACTGAAGTACAACGGCGCGGACATGTTCATCGAGCCGAACCTTGGGTACAACGGTACCGTGGACAAGGCCGGTGCAACCGTGAAGCCCATCTCGATGTTCTTCCTGAACAGCTCCCTGTTCAGCGTCTACTTCGACCAGGACGGCCAGTTCGAGCTCGAGGAGGCCACGCCCATCTCCGGGTACGCCGCCACCGCGTTCCAGATTTTCGTCCGCATGCAGATTTGCACTTCCAACCTGTCCGGACACGGCGTCCTCTACGACGCGGAGGCATAGACCAATGGCAACCAGCACCATCCTCCAGAGCCTCGACGCTGGCCAGTCCGCTGGCACGTCGGCCCGCTCCTCCATCGAGACCTACATTGCCGGTGGCACCATTGTTGCCGGGGACTGGGTCATGATTGACGTTTCCCAGTCCGGCGCAGACAAGGCGCTGTACGTGGTCCAGGCCAGCACCGCCGGTAACGGCCTGGTCCGTGGCGTTGCGAAGTTCGCAGCCGCGGCCGGGGACCAGGTGGACGTCGTCGTGAAGGGCTACGTGGCGGAGGCCAACGTCCTCACCGCCACCGCCGCAGGCGTCCCGCTGGCAATCAGCGCAACCGCAGGCCGCGCCGCTCAGGCAACCGTGGACGCCACCGGTGGCGCCACCGAGCCCGTGCCCGGTATCTGCGGAACGTCGCTCACCGTGGCCGCCGACAACAAGGCCGAGGTCATCGTCGGCTGAATCCCCCGCCGGTCTCCATTGACTTCCACTCCCAGTGGAGACCGGCCGCCCCACCTCGCTCGAGGTGGGGCGTTCCTGTGAGGAGCTAGACCCATGAACCTCCAGCGCCTCCGGGACTACGTCGCCAATGTCCTGGACTACGACCCGGACAACCCGACGTATCGAAGCCAGGTAGCGCAGCTCCTGAACGACGCCCACGACCGCATCGTGTCCGACAAGCCGTGGCCATGGGCGCAGAAGGAGGCGAAGGTAGTGGCCCACGCCGACGCCACCGCGCAGGTAGCAGTCACGGCGAACAGCGCCAACGTCAGCACCGCCAACGCGTTTTTCGAGAGCTGGATGGAGGGAAACATCCTCGAGCTCGATGGCGTCGAGTACGAGGTGGCGCTGGTCATTGCGGACACGAACGCCGTGCTCACCGCACTCTACGCGGGAACCACTGGCACCGTGGATGGAGTGGCGAAGGAGCGGTACCTGGCCATCCCTCAGGACTGCATCGCACTCCTCCAGGTGATTCGCCGCGTGGACTCGAGGAGCCCCGAGGACCCGGGGCGCCTGGTCCCGTTGACCCGCTACGAGGACGAGTGGGCGAACCTCCCCCTCGATGAAGTGAACCTCCCGGCGTATTTCGTTCCAGCGGACACGACGTTCACGCCCGCGCCACGGACGGCCGGGACCCTGGGAACCGCGGTAGCGCCACCAGGCCGTGGCGTCCGCACCGTGGAAGTGGTCGTCACCCACGTGTTCGCGGATGGACGGGAGAGCGGACCCAGCGCCGCGCAGTCCATCACATTGACGGACACCCAGTTCCTCACCGTGACCCTCGGAGCGACGCTGAATCAGTCCGGACTCCGGAGGCGCGTCTACCTCCGAGACACCACCCGCGGCCTGGTCGCCTACCGCCTCCTCGAGAACACGGCCGGAGATACGGAAGTCTCCCCGACCGGTGGAACGTTCACCTATGAGTTCACGTCCAACGAGCTGGACTCCCCGGCGTACACGCTGAAGCAGCGACTGGAGAACAATGGCGGAACGACCCAGCGCATCCGCCTCTACCCGCGCCAGGACCGGGACTACACGTTCACCGTGCGGTACCTCCGCCGCGCCTCCCGCCTCGAGGACGACCAGGACACGCCGGACCTCCCGTCCGCTCACCACGTGGCGCTGGCCTACCGTGCGCTCGAGGCATTGTTCCTGAAGCACGACAACCCAGCACAGTCCCAGCTCTACGCCCGTCGAGCAGAGCGGGAGCTCCTCGCCATGGAGGGACGGTACCTCACCGAGAAGCCGAGGAGGTGGGTGAAGGGTTTCATGGAGCCCGGCCTCCTCGACCGCGTCCCGCAGTTTACGCAGCTCCGCCGGACGTGACATGAAAGGAAAGACGCTCCAGGCTCCGGCCCTCGAGGGAATGCACGAGCGCGTCCCCGCGCCCATCCCCGCGGCCGAGCTTATCGAGAACATGACCATCGACCCCACGACCGGTGGGTGGTCGAGTCGCGTAGGCTACGAGCGCTACAGGCCGAACCCGGCCGTAAGGTTCCAACCGTTCACGACCATGGGCCGCGTGGACTCGGTTCACGTGTTCGACCAGGTGGGTGGCGGAGCCCGCTACCACATCCTCCTCGAGGCCGGTGGAACGCTGTTCCTCTACTTCGAGACGGGAACGGGCGGACAGCTCATCACCCTGGCACAGGGTCGGAACATCCCGACCCCCTCGGAGCCGGGGACGCTCTACAGTCAGACCGGCCAGTCCGTCCTCCTCACCAATGGCGTGGACCGTCCGCTCCTCGTCAACCCGTGGCCGCTCCTCGGAGGAGCCGCGCCTGGTCTCGTCCGGCCGCTTGGATTCTCATCCGTCCCGCCCGCTCCCGAGGAGCTGGGAGTAAAGGCGCTGGACTCTTCGACGGCCTCGAGCGACACCACTCCAGGCGACGCCGTGACCGTATGGTGGCCCTCCACTCCCGGCGCCATCGAGGCCGCTGGCCGGTGGGGTATCGGCGCACGAGTCCCGAGTGGAACCACCGCCACCGTCGAGAGCGCCTACCGTTACGCCGTCTCATTCATCAGCGACACCGGCGCCGAGAGCCCCCGCTCTACCGTGTCCGCTCCCGTGGACTGGTTGAATGAGGGGACGTTCCGCTACGCCGTAGCGCTCCGCATCCCGCTCGGACCGCCTGGCACCGTGGCCCGGCGCCTCTACCGCACGAAGAACATTGGAGAGGACGGGAACGCGCCCGGGGACCCTACGCTCTACTTCCTTTTTGACATCCGGAACAACGTCGAGGAGACGGCCTGGGACGCCGTCCCGTCCTCCGCACTGGGAGACCAGGCGCCGAGCCTCGTGGAGTCCGTGGTCCTCCCGGCGCCGTTCGCTCGAGTGTCGGCCACCTACGCGGACTGCATGTTCCTCGATGGCGGACCGAACGACGGGACCCGCCTCTACTACAGCCACCCCGGCCTCCCAGACCAGTTTGGAGCCGCGGACTACGTCCAGCTTCCGAGCGATGGCGGGAACATCACCGGCCTCTACAGCTACTACACGCTCCTTCTCGTCCTCCGAGAGTCTGGCGTGGACGTGGTCACCGGGACCTACCCGGAGTTCCGGGTCTCGACCGTGACCCAGCAGGTAGCATGCCGGAGCCCGCACGCCGTCGAGGCCGTCCCCGGACTGGGAATCGTGTTCCTGGCCGCCGATGGCGTCTACCGCCTGACCGGTGGCCTCGAGGGAGGAGCAGTGTTCGACGTGGAGCGAGTCTCGGACCCCATCCGCGAGACGCTCCAGACCGTGACCCAGGACTGCGCACCACGCGCCGTCGCTCGATACTCGCCACTGTTCCGGGAGCTCCACCTCTACGTCCCGACCAATGGCAACGACCGACCGGACACCGGCCTTATCTACCACGCCGAGAAGCAGGGATGGAGCGTCCGGTCTGGCTTCCCCGTGGGATGCATTGACCGGATGTACACCGGCGCCCTCATTTTCGGACACAACACCGGAGCAGAGGCCGGAGCAGACAGCGAGGCCGGACTGTTCATCCTCAGCGGACGCCGCGCCATGGGCGCGTCCATCGAGGGAGACGTCCTCGTGGAGGACCCGCCACCGACCTCCACGTGGCGGTCGGCCTGGTTGAATCTCGGAGACGCACAGCTCCAGAAGCAAGTCCAGTACGTGACGCTATGGGTCACCACCACCGGGGACCCGTCCGTGGCGCTCCGGTGGCGGAAGGACTGGGACTACCAGGCCAACGTCGGACGCGCCTTGAAGCTCCAGCCGCCGGACGCGGCCGAGGTGCAGACCTACGGAGAGACCGTCCTCCCGTCTACGTGGGAACGGGAACGAGTGGTCCCGCTCCGCTACGCCGTGGCCGTCCAGTCGTGTGCATGGTTCCAGTTTGAAGTCCAGACCTCGGACGACGTGGTCCTGGTAGGCTGGGAGGTGGAGTTCACAGCCCGCGGCACTCGAGTGGTGGAAGGGAGGCGCCCGTGAAGCGATGGACGCAACAGCCCCCACGGGACACCCATCTTGTGGACACCGTCGGAGCGAACCGAGAGCTCCAGGCACAACGCTCGAGCCTCACCAGTCTGGACCGGACGCAGCTCCCGTCCAGCGCCTACACGTCCGCACGCGTCCAGCCCTACGCCATGCACCGCGTCTGGACCTTCGACGGCGCCGCACTCAATCCCGCCCACCCGGGAGAGCAGTCCATCCTCCGAGACGGAGACACGAGCGCCGTGGCATGGGCTGCGGCTACCTACAACGTCTTCACCACCGGATGGCGCACCGCGTTTAGCCCGTCCCTGGCCGGTCACAAGGGAGGCCACCTCCTCGTGGATTGGGTCGGGAACATGCTCGCCAATAACTTTTTCGCGCAGACCATCGACCAGGCGTTCCCGGGAACCCCGCGCCGTATCGCACTCCGCATCCGAGCCGGTGGAATCACACTGGCCGAGCAGGTGGGGCCCGGATGGTATGGCGGAAACTTCCGCCTGGTCGGAGGTGGATTCGTTCCTGCCGGGAACGTGGAGCTGGAGCTCCAGTTCCGCATCGCAGGCCAGGGACCGAACGACCACCTCGAGGACTACGTAGGGAATCAGCCGCTACTCCAGGGCCACCTCTACGGGAACAAGGTCGTGGCCATCGGGAGGTGGAGATGAGCCGGATAACCACGCCGCCGTTCGTCATCGGGGACCCGGCCACGGCCGCGGCACTCAATCAGGCATTCACCGACGTGGCCACGGCCACGGGTAGCCTCGATGCATCCAACCACCGAGACCAGGCCGTGGACCTCCCGCAGCTCGAGGGAGCCGCGGTCATCCTGAAGCAGGCCGCCCGCGTCACCCTGGGAACCGGTGGATTCCTTCACACGACTCCGCAGAGCGTCCCGTCCACCGCAGTGGGTCCGGCCACTCGTGTCCAGGTCGTGGACGGAGGGACCGGAACACCCACTCCGCTCGGACCCGTGGTCTGGTCCATGGCACTGGACGACGTCATCCGCGTGTACTGGGACCTATCAGTCCATCCGACCTACACCGGTACGCCGTGGACTGGCCAGAACTACGGGGACGTCCGCTACCTTGCGAGCGCCGCGCCTACGACGCTGACCACGACGGACTCGTTTCACGTATGGGTCATCCAGCTACAGTGGGACATCACGGACGCCACGCTCACCAACTGGCAGGACGTCCCCGCGTCCGGTGGGTACCAGGCCGTGGTCGGAGGCGCCGGAGGCAACTACGGAGAGAACCTCGAGAACATGCAGGCCCAGTCCGTGGTCGGAGCGTGGGGAGTGTTCGCAAACAGCGCCACCACCTCCGCGACCTACGTGGGAAGCGTCATCGACAAGGACCAGCAGTGGCGCCCCGCCCATGGAGCCTGGTTCTACAAGGTCCCGGCACTCTATGCAGGCCAGACCATCTACGGGTTCCGCCTGGTCGTCCACGGCATCTACCACCCGTGGCGCACGAACAGCGACAACTTCCTGGTCCTCGACACCGGAGTTAGTGGCGTAGGCCAGACGCTCGAGGTGGGTTCCGGGAACATGGTCGCTCTACTCATGGCCCCCGGTTGACCCATGCCCTACACGCCGCCAAACACATTCACCACGGGAACCACCCTCGAGGCCGCAGACCTCCAGGGTAACCTCGACGCGCTCCGCATCTACACGCACGACGGAATCATCGCCGGGGACGTGGCCGCCGGAGTGGTGGACACCCGCCACATCCAGGCGCCCTACCTGGTCCCGGCGCAAGGGCTACAGCATGGAGTCACAGGCTGGCAGGGAAGCCAGTGGCCCGGGAGCACTACGGCCCGTGTCTCGTTCGTCTCCCGCTTCCTCACCGGAGAGAACCTCGGAGGCCGGTGGACGGAGATACAGGACACCGCGTTTCAAGTCTCCATCCGCGCCCCGGCCACCATCCTGTTCCACTGGTGGACGGAGGTGCAGGGAGGACCGGACACGGCCGCAGTGGGCGCCACGGCCGCGGAGGACCGATTCGCATGGATTGCACCCTACGTCGCAAACGTATCGCTGGTGGCAAAGTCGGCCGCGCAGGAATGCGCCAACAACTACGACGGTTTCAACCCGGGTTCCCCCGAGGGAGCCGAGCGCGTCTACACCATCCTCGGAGAGTCGCAGATGGCCGGGACCTACCTCACCACGTCCCCGGGAGGTACGGTCACCGTCGGACTCGCAGCCACCGGAAGCATCGACCGCGCCGCAGTAATCAACTGGGGCGTAACCATTGAAGCCTGGTACCTATAGGAGGCACCCATGGACCCGTTCACCCTCGGACTCATCCTTCAGGGTTCCCAGCAGGCCGCCGCCGCCGGAGCTGGAGCAGTTCAAGCCGCACAACTATTCACCGAGGAGGACCGCCGTCGGAAGGAGGAGCTGGAGGCCGCGCAGGCCGCCGGAGAGCTCGGACTCTCGGACGCGGAACGTGGCGCCCTCGAGGAGCAGGCCCGAGTCATGGGAGAGGGAGCCGCCCGCCAGACCGGCGCCTCCAGTCTCCAGCGCCTCCAGAGTCTCGGTTCCAGTGGCCAGCTCTCCGGACGCGACCTCTACCTGGCCGAGCTCGGAGAAGCGCAGGCCCGCCAGCAGGCCGCCGCCATCGGCGCCGCCACCGTGGCACAGGCCGACCTCCAGGCCGCGGCCGAGCAGGAGGCCGAGCTGGCACAGCTCGAGCAGCAGCGCCGCGCCCGCGCCGCCGGTATGACCTCCGCCATCCTCGGAGGACTCGGAGGCGCCGCCGGACAAGTCGGAGGCGCCTACATGGACCGCGCCGCCTTCGAGCGCCAGGTAGCAGAGCGGAAGCGCCGAGAGCAGGCCGCACGAGAGCGCGCCCTCCTCGACACCCGGCGCCAGCTCCAGGCACTCCAGACCACCTACGGCCTCGACGAGACCCAGTCCGCCGACATCGACCGACTTCTGAGGTAACCAATGGCGACCACCGGCCAGAGCATCTACGCCAGCTACCACCCGTCCTACCGCCTCGAGGAGGCGCTGGCCGCCGCACGTGCGGAGGCACAGTCCCAGGCCGACTACGAGGCCCGCCTACGGTCGGAGCTCGAGGACACCCGCGCCCGTCTCCAGCAGTATCGAGGGAGTGGGAGCCGAGCGCGCAGTGGCGCCGCCGGTGGCGCTCGAGGGAATGCGCTGGCGGAAGTGGTCAAGCTTGCAGGCCAGGACCGCCAGGCCGCCACCGGCCGAGCTAAAGAGCGCCAGGACGCGGCCGAACGGGTCCGCCGCCAATACGAGGAGGTTTCCCCGGTAGCGCTCCCCTACATCCAGACGGCCATCGATGAAGTCCAGACCGTGGCGGGGACCGCGCGTCGAGACCCGACCGAACTGGCCACGGACGCCGTCCGCAGTCTGAACGAGCAGCTGGCACGCGGAACCCGCACCTTCGAGGGATTGAGCACTCCACAGCGCCAGCTCCTCGGACTCACCTACATGGCCCGCCTCGCACAGCTCCCGCAGTTCCAGGCCGCCCCCGAGCTCCTCGAGGTGGTTAGCGCCGACGTGGCCTCCTCGTTGAATGTCCCGCACCTCCGCCAGTCTCTCTTTCTGGCCGAGCGGGAAGCCGCGGAACGGACGGCCATGGCCGCCATGGACCCGGGTCTCTCCGGATTCGAGCAGCAGGCCCGGACGGAAGCACTGGCCAGCCTGGCCGCGGAGCGTGGAGCAATCGCCGCCAGGCCCACCACTCCAGCCGCTCCCGGCGTCCCCGCTCCTCGAGAAGCCACCCTCGAGGAGATGGCACTGGGACGCTACCTCCAGGCGCTCCAGGACCCGGACACCCCCGGCCAGGTAACGGCCGCCGAGCTCGAGGCCATGGGAGAGGAGGAGGCCGAGGCCGCCGTGGCCGCCTACCGGAACGCGCAGGCCACCGGCCAGTTCCCGGCCGCCTCCGCTCTACTGTTTGACCCGGGCTACCTCTCGGACCTCCGACGCCGCAGGGAGCTGGAGGTGGAAGTCTCCGGACTTCCGACCACGCGCCCCACGGAGGAAAGCGTCCGACGTCGAGCGCTTGAAATCTACGCGCCCTACGCACAGCAGGTCCCCGAGCTGGCCGGAGAGCTCCCGCCCTCGATGCAGTACGGCGCCCCGCTGGACCTCGAGCCCGGCGCCCCGTCCCGCCAGCTCCTCCGCCAGGTGGGCCCCGCAGCCTACACGAGGCTCCAGGACTTCCTACCGGGAGAGGACCTCATCCCGCGCAACCAAGCCGAGCAGGTAGCCGCCCGCGTCCTCACCGCCTCGAGCGCAGACCCGTCCGGCGCAGAGCTGGACAACGTGGTCTCGACCATCCGGGAAGCACTCCCGGAGGTGGACGACCAGCGGGAAGCGCTCACCTATGTCCTCGCCAGTAAGCTCCAGGCCGACCAGCGCTCCCGGCGCATCGTTCCCGCGGCGCCGTCTCGAGCACCAGCCGCCGCTCCCCCGGCCCCGGCGCCCGTGGCGGCGCCGCCTTCCATCCCCACCGTCTCGGAGCTGGCATTCCCGCCCGCGCCCACGATGGGAGCGCCTGGTCCCGCTCTACCCGCCCCGACACCGATGGGCGCACCGATGGTAGTGGCGGAGCCGGTGGCGCCTCGCATCGTTCCGGAGGTAGCCGTCCCGCGCATCGCACCGCCCCCGGCCACCGCGCGCCAAGTGTTCCTCGAGCAGGAGGCCGCGGCACTCCAGGCCCAGCAGGCCGCCGCCCGTGCTCCGGTGGCACCGGCCCCGCGTCTCTCGTTCCAGCTCGACCCCGCGAACTACCAGGCCGGTGGCCCACCACCGAACGCGCCCATGGCCGCATCCCCCTACATCGGAATGACACCCGCAGAGATTCGAGCCGCCCGGGGTAACCGATGACACGGGAGGAGTACCTCCAGCGCGCCGAGGAGGCCCGCGCCACGGGCGCCATGTCTCTCGTGGAATACTTCGAGCGCCAGGCCGCCCTCGCAGAACCAGGCCCGGAGGCCGTCGAGGCGCCGGTGGTAGGCCAGGCGCCCGCCGCCCCGGTCGGTTTCCAGTCTGACCTCGAGGTACCCGAGCCGCCACGAGTCCAGCCCGCCATCGAGGTGGGCCCGGAGCCTCGAGCACAACGAGACCTCCCGCCATTCATCGGAGCACAGCCGACACCCACCGCGCAGGACCGCGCCCGTGGTCGCGACATCCCGTCCAGCTACGACCTCGAGCGCCTGGCCGCGGAGCGCTACCGCCAGTACGTGGACTACTACACGGGACCGACACAGGGAATCCCCCTCGAGGAGGCCGAGCGCCGAGCGTCGGCCATGGTCTATGGCCCACTCGGCCAGGCCGTGGACGTGGAGGGAACGGTCTCGAGTCCCACCACTGGTCTCCTCGGAACGCTCCTCCCGTTCACCCGGGAGTCCCGACTGGTACCCGGGAGCCCCGGGTTTGTACGGGACGAGGAGGACGGACGCATACGCCCGGCCACCACGCTCGAGCTCCTCGTGGAGCCGATGGCACGCCAGACCGTGGTCCAGCCGGAGGAGCGCCAGGAGATTCAGGAGCAGCGCCAGCAGGCCCGCGCCGAGTTCATGGAGAGCCTCGAGGCTTCCCCACTCTCGGACGTCGGAGTCCAGGAACGCTACCGCCAGTACCTCGAGGAGGAGGGACCGGTAATCGCTGGACTGCTCACCGAGCCGGAGGTGGGCGGAGCAGCAGGCCCGGGACGAGTGGTCGAGACACCCACCGGCGCCGCTTTCCGGTACGTCCTAAACATCCTGCCCACACTCGTGTCCGCTGGCATCCGGGAAACGCCGCTCACCTACGAGGTGGTCCGAGACGAGGACGGGAACCTCCGACCCGCGGACCCCGAGAGTCTCGGATATCGCATCGCTGCTACCTTGCAGCAGCAGTTCCCCGACTACATGAAGCAGGACCGTCTCCTCCCCACCGAGGCGCTCGAGGACATCGGACCGGCTGGAGCCGGAGGTGGGTTTTCCGGCATTAACCCCGGCGCCGTCCTCCTCGGATTGAACCGTCTCCCGCGACCGTTCCAGCCGATTGAAACCGACGCCCCCACCGCCTTCGACCCCGAAGGCCGCCGGACCATCGAGACCACCGGCCGCTTCCTCGTGGACCTAAGCCAGGCCCAGGCCGTAGGCCGTGGCCTCGGAGACATGGCCGCCAGTCTCCCGCTCACCGCGTTTCCGGTGGACCCGCTCGAGGAGCGCGACACCAAGTGGTACGAATACGCGCAGCACCCCTTCACCGCGTTTACCCTGATGGAGGCGCTGCTCCCCACCACGGGAGCGCGGACCGTCGGGAAGGGACTGGCACGAGGAGCGCAGGCCGCAGCCCGCGCCGCTCGAGGCCGAGGCGCCACCCGCCTGGCCGACACGCTCACCGTAGCGTCCAACCCTCTCGAGTACGCCCGCGCACAGAAGACGGCCCGTCGAGCACTCCTCGAGCTCGATGGAGTGGCGCCGGAAGCAGCCGAGAGAATCTCCGGCCTCGACGCGGCTACGGTCCGAGCGCAGGCCGCCGCAGTGGTGGCGGATGAGGTAGCCGGACCCGCGGCGCTCGACACGGCCGCCGCACAGCTCCGAGCGAATGGAGTGGCCACCGTTCCACGTGCGGCCCTCGATGCGCTCACCGGGAACCCGCACGTGGCGAAAATCCTCGACGACCTCGAGGACGCGTCCGGCATGATTGACGTGGCCGACATGGGACGCCGGACCCAGGCATGGCGCGAGACATGGGAAGCGGCCGAGGTGCTCCGCCTGGTCGAGGGAGGAGCAGACGCGCCCGCCATCGCCCGCCACCTCGAGCAGGCCATCCCCGGATGGAACGCCGGAGAGTCGGTCATCCTCCGACTCGTGGCCGCCAACCCGGACCCGCGCGACCTCCGCCGAGTCCTCGAGGCCGCACGCATGTCCCTGGGTTCCGCCGCCCGCGCACCGTCCCCGACGCTCCGCCGAGCGCTGGCACTTGCGGACCAGGTCAAGGTCCTGGCCACTCGAGCAGGAGAGGCCGGAGCCCCACGTGGGCCACTGGCCAGGCGCTTCCTCCGAGCGTTGACCGCCTACAACCGCCGCCAGGTGGACACCCGTCGAGCAGTGGAGGCGCTTGCACGGACGGACGTCGAGGACGTGGCCGGAGAGCTCCGAGCCGCTGGAGTCACGCTCGAGGGAGCATCCCCGGACGCCGTGGAGTTCGCACTCCGCTCCGCCATTGGAGAGGACGTGGCCTCCACGCTCCTCGATGCAGTCCCGGACGACATGGTCCTGGTCGCGCGTTCGCTCCTCGTTCCTCGAGCAGCCCTCGAGGACGGGGACGTCCTCCGAGTGGTGGGCGCCGCAAGCGACGACATCCTGAAGAGCTCGCAGGCCGTGACCCCGGATGGAGTGGTCACCACCTACCTCGACAACATCGGAGTGGCCGAGGCATACGCCAACAGCGTTTCCCCGCTCTACATCCGCCAGAGCAGGACCGCCCGCCAGGCGCTCGAGGCGCTCCGCAGTGGAACGCCGCTCGACATGGCGCAACGTGCGGAGGTGGAGGACTCCATCCGTGCAGCGCTCTACCGCCTGGTCCTCGAGGCGCGTGGAGTGACGGTCCTCGAGCCGACCACTGGAGGCCGCCAGCTCCAGCGCGCGCTCGTTCCTCGAGAGCGTCGAGGAGGGTTCCGGGACGCACTCCGAGCCGGAGCGGACCTCGTCGGAGGGTTCACCCCGCGACCCGTCCGCCGAGCCGCGGAGGCAGTGTTCCCCGACTCGGCCCGCCGGTGGTTCAAGGGAGCAGACCCGGACCGCACACCGGCCCCGCTCTACCGCGCACTGTCGGAGCTCCGCGAGACCATCCCCACCGTCGGGGACCGTTTCATGGAGGAGCTCGCCACGGAAGCAAAGCGCGCACCGAACCCGGAAGAAGGGTTCAACGTAGTCCTCGAGCGCCGCCAGGCCCGGACCGTCTCCCAGGTATTCCGAGAGCTCGAGGACGAAGTGGCCCAGCTCCAGGCCGCCGGTATGTCCGAGGCAGACGCGTGGTTCCAGGTAGGCTACCAGGCCCGCGAGAGCTACCAGGCCGGACGAGGTATCTACCGCGTCCAGCGCCCGCGCAACGCCGAGGAGCTGGCCGAGCTCCAGCGATTGACCCGGGACGCCGTATCGGCCAGGCCGTATCGCCAGAGCTGGGAGTCCATCCTCCGTTCATTTTTCGGAAGCGTGTACGACGCCGGAGTGGCGCCCCACCTCGATGAGGTAATCCTCCGCCCGGAGGTGGCCCGCCTCGATGCAGCAGGCCGCCAGGCCGCGGCCGGACTCGGCTCGAGCTACAGGCCAATCACCACCGGGGACCTCCGGGACGTCCTCGAGCTTCTCCGCCAACGGGCGCCCGACACACTCCGAGACCGTGGAGTGTTCGCCGTGGACATCCCGGCCGGAGTCCGCGCACTGTTCAAGCGGAAGGCCAGCGGACCGCTGCAAGCGTTCCTCCGGGACGACTTGTTCCGGACGCTCTCCACGTGGGCACTCGAGGCCGACCGTGGCCGACACGTTCGCCGCGCCATGGACGAGCTACTGGACACCCATCCCGAGCTCCGCGTGGACTTGTCCCCCGGACTGCGGACTCAGTTCACGACGCTGTATCCAAGCGACGCCGGGAACCTCTCGACCCTCGGACGGTCCACCGTCATCGAGCGTCTACGGGAGGCCATCGAGGCCAGCGACATGGAGCCGGAAGCCTACCGCGCCGCACTCCTCGACCTCGAGGCGCTCCGCATCCGTTCGCTCGACCCGACGGACCCGCTGTTCTCCATGTTCGACACGCTGGCCCAGCGCCTGGTCGTGAACCTTTCCCCGTCGCAACGAGCTGGACTCGTGGACGAGCTCCTTCGGGAAAGCGTTGCACAGCAGACGCTCTACCCCGACGTCGGAGAAATCTACAGCCGGACACTCGGCCAGGCCGAGGCGCTCCAGAAGCAGGCCACCTACGAGAGGGTCGGCCGCATCCTCGACGCGGCTACGGTCCGAGACTTCCCGGACCTCCCGCCGGACCTCCGCTTCGATGACCTCATGGACTACGTGGACCCCGGTGGAGCGGGGACCCAGCGCGTCCACCACTTGAAGGCCGCCACCGTTATCCGGGACGTGGCCGCACGTGCGCGCATGGACGAGCCGGTCTCGAGAGTCTCGGACGAGCTCCGCCGGATTCTCGGACGCATCCGAGGAGCGGAGCAGGAGGCACGCCAGGCCGGTCTCGAGGTGGAACGGTTCAATGCAGTGGACGCACTCGCCAACGCCTACATGGACGGAATCCTGGGACTCCAGGGACGTGGCCTCCTCGAGGGACCGCGCCTCGAGGTAGCCAACCAGCTCCGAGCCTACGGCCTCACCGGCCTGGCCACGATGGACAGCGGAGCCGGGGACTACCTCATCCGCGCCGCCAACGCACTGGACCCCACGGACCGCCGCCTCCTCGTCTACGGTCCGGAGGCCGTCGAGACGGTCCGGAGCCTCCGCTCCGCAGCCGAGTCCGGGAAGCTCCGCCAAACGCTGGACGAGCTCCTTAAGGCACGCGGGAAGACGGCCAGGTCCGCAGGCGCCATGGCGCTCGGAGTTCTGGACCATGCGCTGAGTATGCCCCGCACCGTGGCCGCTACCGGCGCCCTGGCTATGGGATTCGCCTACGTGTTCCCATTCGCAGACGAGGAGGGACCCGGCCTCCCGTTTGTAGTTCCGATGCCGAACACGCGGTACCTCGGAATGAACCTCCTCACCGCGCCGCTAATCATGCTCACCACGCTGGGAGCAGGCCGGACGCTCCGCACGCTCACCGACACCACGGGAGCCCGGACTCTCGTGGACGCCATCACGCCACGGTCTCGGACGGAGACGGTATTCACCGCGGCCGATGGACGGCGCTGGACATGGGGCGAGCTCTCGGACGCCATGGACACGGCGAACATCCATTACAGCCGCGCCGACGTCGAGTGGAGTACGAAGACCGCTCGAGAAATGCAACGAGCGGCCCGACTCACCGCGGAAGGTGCTCCCGTTGGAATGGCGCGGACCGTCGCCCGCCACCTCGACCCTCGGAGCGTGAACCCGTTTATGAGCCTGGCCACGGCCACGGACGGCTACTTCCGGCGCAACGCATTCGCGTCCGCACTCCGCGAGGGCTACTCAATCCAGGAAGCGGCCGGACTCGCACGCAACGCCGTCCTCGACTACGGCGCCGTTCCCGGTTTTATCAAGCAGTACGTAAACCGCTACGTCCTGTTCGCTACGTTCCGGATGGCCATGCTGGACGCACTGGCCGAGGGACTGGCCAGGGACGCGTCTACGTTCACGCGTGTGATGCGCCTCCAGATGCGCCAGCAGCAGGCCGCCAACGCATGGCTCTACGGTCCGGACTACACCAAGGTCCGAGCGTGGGCGTTCCCAGGTCCCGAGATTGAGGGCACCGCCACCGGATTCTATGGACCAGCGAACCCAGCAGCCGAGCAGGCCAACGACGTATTGAACGTGCTGGCCTACCTCGCACAGGCCGACCGGCCAGGCCGTCTACAGGAAGCCATCCGGGACGAGCGCCTCATCCCCGCGGCCGACGTCCTACTGGCCAGGCCGTCCTCGAGGGTAGGGCCACAAGGCTACATGGACCCGAGCTACATCGCCTACATGCAGTACCACGACGCGTGGTTTGGGACTGGCATGTGGCCATGGTTCCGGGACCACTTCCAGCTCGAGGCCCTCCCCGAGGGACGGAAGTATCCCGGAGCCGAGACCGCGGACTATGGGCGGCAGTACCGTTTCGGAACCCCGGAGAAGGCCGTCGAGTTCGAGAAGCTGAAGTCCCAGGCATTCATCATGGCCGGACGTCGAGCAGTCGAAGACGGCGCCAAGATAGGCCAGAGCATCCAGGCCCCGCTCGGATTCGACCCGAAGCGCCGCGGCCTGGCCAACCCGCTGCTATTCATCGCAGGCGCGGAAACGCCCATGAAGGGACGCGCCCCCGAGGAGCTCGTGGGACGCGCACTCGAGACCGCGGAGCGCCGCATCCCGCAGGCACCCCGGCAGTGATACGATACAAACGCCGTCCACGACGAGGAGGACACGATGCCCACGAGAGTCACCCACTACCTACACGACGCCATGAAAGTGGAGGACGTGGCCGTTTCCAACGCCTACGCCCCCGCAACGAACCACGCCGTGAACATGCTCGAGGACGTGGTAGCACTCGTGTCCCCGTTCCGTGGTCGCGTCGAGTCCATGCACATCCGCATTACCGGCCTGGCCGGACTCTCGGCCACGCCTAAGGTTTTCGCCACCTTGAGCCTCGACGCCGCCGGGGACTACCAGGTGGGGCCCTCGACGGAGGCCGCCCTCTCGTTGGGACACACGACGGCCACCGCCGGATGCGCCGCCATCGAGGTGGGCATCCCCGTGAACCAGATTCTGGGAGGCGCCACGCTCTACATCCACCTCCGACTCGACCAGGGTACGGGGACGTGGTCGCAGTCCTGCATCACGTGGAGTGAGTGACATGCCCATCGCCCGCATGTTCGACCCGTACACCGGAGGCGCCACCGGTGGAGTGGTGCCCGGTGGAGGAGGTGGAGGCGCCACGCTCCCCGACTGGGAGGCCATCGACATCACCGACGGGACGTGGACGTCCTCGGACCCAGGTGGAAACGGACGCGTGGATAGCGTAGCCGTGGCCAGTGGTGAAACGACCGTCACGTGGAACGCATTCACGGCCACGTCAGACGACGCCATCGATGGGAGCACGTTCACCGGCCAGCGCTACTACAAGCAGCTGGAGTATCCGGACGGTACCGCGGTTAGCCTGGCCGACGACGGATGGACGCTCGAGACGTGGGTAGACATCCCCGCCGTGGCCGGATGCGCTCGGACCATGTACGCGCTCGGAGTCAGTTCCAACCCGACCTCGACAAGCAACAGTACCGCCAACCTGGCCGGACTCTACTGGTCCCCGGACCGCACCGATGGAGTGGCCCTCATCGGCCAGATTCGGACCACCGCGTCCCCGCTTGCCGCGTTCAATCTAAACAACCGGTACGGCTACGGCCGCACCGCGTTTATCAAAGGAAAGTCCGGTCTGGCGTTCGGGTGGGCCATCCAGACCAGCGGAGCCACCACCGGCCTCGTGAACCGGACCGCAACCAACTACACCGGAACCGTGTACCTCCAGCTGAACATGGGAGCCTCGAGCACCCGAGCCATCACAGCCGGACAGACCAACGCGTTCCACATCTTCTACCGGGTCATCCGGACACCCATTGGACCAGCAGGGAACGCGCCATGAATCGCCAGGACATTGACGTAACCAACGCAGTCCAGGGAGACCTCGAGCCCGTGGTCCTCGTTCGTTCCGCATGGGACGCCGTGGTCTGGGATGGAGTCCGAGCGGACATCCTCGCACGCATTGCCGCAGGCCAGACGCCAGTCCTGGCCACGCACTTGCAGCAGCTCGGCCTCTACGACGTGGTCGAGCTCGTGGCCCGTGACCCCGAGCCGACGAGCAGCTGATGGAAGACCACGCCGCACTCGTGTCCATGCTCACCGGCCCGACCAGCAGCCTGGTCCTCCTCCTGGGTATGCTCGTGGCGGTCTGGCGAGTGGCGACACAGTCCATCCTCCCCGCCGTGAAGGCATGGGTAGACAAGCACCTCACACAGGTGGACGACCTCCTCGAGCAGCACGCCGCCGACCGGGAGGCATGGCTGGCCTCGATGAGGGATTGCCACGAGCGGTCGGACGCCCTCATGGGACAGCTCGAGCGCATCGACCGCCGAGTGGGCGGACTCTACTCCCGCCTCCCCGCACCATCGCAGGAGTCCGCGCCATGAAGCCAGCGAAGGGAAAGGCCCGCGTGAAGACCTACAAGGACCCGAAGACCGGACGCACCAGGCGCACCTCCTACGGAGCGAAGGGAGCCAAGGTCAAGCCGGGGACCAGTAAGGGAGACGCCTACTGCGCTCGGAGCGCTGGCCAGATGAAGGCCCACCCGAAGGCCGCCAAGAACCCGAACAGCCCGCTCCGCCTTTCCCGGAAGCGCTGGCGCTGTAGTGGTTCCAAGTCCCGGAGGTAGCCGTGGCCGATGCATGCACAAAAAAAATCAAGCGCCAGTATAAAAAATGGCCGTCCGCTCGAGCCTCGCAGGCCGTTGCTAAGTGTCGCAAGAAGAAAGGCCAGGTCCGAAAGGGAGAGGCCGGCGCCTCGTTGAAGCGCTGGGAGAAGGAGAAGTGGAAGACAAAGTCCGGGAAGCCATGCGGAGCGACAGGCGCCGGTGGTTCCCGTTCCTACTGCCGACCCTCCAAGAAGGTCTCCTCGAAGACTCCCAGTCGGAAGTTCACCAAGGCCGGAACACGCGCGAAGGCCGCAGGCCGTCGAGCGCCAGCACAGCGCAAAAAGCGGAGGTAGCCGTGGCGATTGTGAAAACCCGTGGCGGATACAAGGCCACGACGAAGGCCGGACGGCCACTGTCGAAGAAGGCTAAGACCAGGCGCGAAGCGTTGAAGCAGCTCCGCGCCGTCGAGGCCAACAAGAAGCGCGGGAAGAAGAACCGCGGGAAGCGTTGAAGGTGGGCCCCGTAGGATGGGCGGCCGTGGCCGTCATCGTTGCAGCCGGAGCCGGATTCGGAGCCGGATGGGGATTGAAGCCGAGCGCCGCACAGGAAGCGCTCGAGGCCAACCGGGAAACCGTGGCCGAGCTCAACCGTGGGAACCAGGCGCTCCTCGAGGAGGTGCAACGCGTAGCCCTCGAGGAGGCCGAGAGGGAGACGCGGATAGCGGACAAGCTCACCGACGTTCCACCGCAGTGCGTCGAGGAGCTCGGAGGGAGCCCGATGTCCCCGCAGTGTGCGTGGGCATGGTGCGTCCGAGACGGAGAATCCAACGCGCAGAGATGCCAGGAGTCTGGACTCCAGGCCGTCCTCGTGAAGCGTTGGGAGGGATGCCCCGATGAGTGAGAAGCTGGGAAGGTGGTTCACGTTGCGGGAGTTCACCCGCAGCTCCGCAGCCGCCCGCATGGGACACCCGAATACCCCACCGCCGGAGATAGTGGTGGCACTCCGCCACCTCGTGGCCGAGGTGCTGGACCCACTCCGGGACGAGCTCGGAGCAATCCGGGTGACGTCCGGGTATCGAGCGCCGGACGTTAACCGCGCCATCGGAGGGAGCTCCACCTCCCAGCATGTCCGAGGAGAAGCGGCCGACATCGTCCTGGTAGACCGCCACGACGCGCGCCAGGTAGCCGACGTCCTCCGCCTCCTCGAGGTACCGGTGGACCAGGTCATCTGGTACAGCCCGGAAGTGGGTGGCCACGTCCACGTCTCGCACTCGAGAAGTGGACGCAACCGGCGCCAGTTCCTCCACTGTTACCGCGACCCGGCCACCGGAGAGAAGCGCTACCGGACCTACGAGCCGTCGGAGTCCTCGAGCGGGTAGGCCGCCATGAGAAGCCGAGCGACCGCCACGCACGCGTCTACGTCCACCTCCCGCCAAGCGCGGCCCTCGAGGTGGAGCTGGACGACCCACCGCCCCTGGCCGTCTCGAGTGGCCGCTGGCATGTGCTCCGCAGGTACGGCCTCGAGGAGGCCGAGCGCCCACGCTCGACCCGCAAACCCTCGAGGGACGCCGCCGAGCCGGACCCACCAGGCGCGCCCGTCATACGTCCACGGCGCTCCTCCGCTCCAGTTCCGTTGCCCTTGCCGGGTATGGAAGCCCGGAGACCGTGGCCACCGTGGCCCGGTCTGTTTCTCGAGCCATCGAGTGAACGCCCGGTCTAGTTCTGTTTCCTCGAATGCCATCACATCTCCCCTCGTTGATGAGCTCGACGGACAAGCCAGGACAACGCGTCCCGAATGTCGACGCCGAGGTAGTGTTGCTGCCGCCACGGCCACGGCCTCTCCGGTTCCCACGCCTCCACTCCCGGCGTAGGGTCCGAGAGAAAGGAGTGGAGCTCGTCGAGCGTCTGGACCAGCAGCTCCCCGAGGTACACGCGCCGCGTTCCTCGAGCGAGAATCGCGCGCCCGTTCCCCGTCGCGTCGTCGGTGTAGACCGTGACCCGATGGCCGTGGATGCGGTAGGCCCTGAAGCTCACGACCGCCGCCAATGGGAGCGCGCTCCCAGTGCAATCCCGGCAGCGTCCACGATGCCCATATGAGGCACCCGGAGACGACCAGGCGCCAGGTCCAGGTTCGGGAGCCGACGCTCCACGAGCTCGAGGACATCCTGTTTCCCCGCTCGAGGACCGAGACCGGCCGCCGCTCTCCATCCGTCATTGCCGGAGGCCCGCCGCTCCTCGAGGCGAAGGCCCCACGAAACGGCCCACCCGCACCACATGCCAGCCTCCCGCACGTGTGCAACCTGGCCACGCTGGCCGTGCCGCACGTGCTGGAGCTCGACCCACACCAGGCCGATGGAAGCGGACCCACCCACCTCCCGCAGCAGTTCCAGCCACGCCTCGTGGCGTTCCTGGTCCGAGCGCCACCCGGCCGCCAAGCGCGACCGGTACACCAGGACCTCGTCGTCCGTGGAGAGCGCGACCATGGCGCCCTTCCTCCCCGGGTCAATCCCCACCGCCCACGTCATCGAGACCCCCGACCGCGCCAGAGTGGCGCCTGGTTGTTCATGGCGTACCTCGAGCAGGCCGCCCGCAATGCCGCCACCGTCATCGGCCACCGGAGCCGCGTTGCAATCTCGTCCCACGTGCAGCGCCTCGAGCGCAGCTCGACCGCGTCCCGCACGATGGCCAGGCGCTCCGCCTTTCCCATGCGAGACCCGTAGGCCAGGCCGTTCCTCGAGAGCGCGTCCCGGATGGACGATTCGCTCACACCGTAGTCCTCGACGATGGAGGACCACGCCTCACCGGAGACCCGACGCAGCGAGATGCGCCGGAGCTCCGGGAGGGTCCAGTGGGTGTAGGCCCGCTCACCCATTGCCACGTTCCATCTCGGACACCGCGGCCTCGAGGAGACGGGAGACCACCCGCCGCCCGCTACCAGTCCAGTCCAGGACATCCTCGTCCTCCTCGATGCGCTGAAGCGCCAGGCCGACCAGGTCCCGCGCCACGCTCAGGTCCGAGGAGGTGGAGGCCAGGCGCTTGTCCACCGTGTCGAGCGCCGCGTGTGAACGCTTCTCGTGGTCCAGCGCCCACTTCCGGAGCATCCCGAGACACGACAGCGCATCCAGGTCCGCCACCAGTTCCGCGTCCATGAACCGGTCCACCTCGACCAGCACCGACCGCAGGGCCACCGTTACCTCGTTCATCTCGTCTTTATGCTTTCCCATGTTGCTCTCCATTAGCTGGGACCGATGCGCCGAGCAGACGCGCCGCGACTCTGCGACGTTCCATCCAGGCGCCTTCACACGCACGAGGGCCACCGCGGCCCCCGTGCAACCCTTGACCGCGCAGAGGCGAATCATTCTCCGAGCTCCGAGACTACGTCCGGCGCCCCCTGGAGGTAGGCCAGCAGCTGGACGCGCCGCTCCTCACCCATGGCGGAAGGCCGGGGACGCTTCACCCGTTCGCAGTACGCCGCGACCGCCTCATACTGGAGGCCCAGGTCCCCGAGCGCCGCACAGAAGCGCGCCCGCTCCTCATCGCTCCAGCGCGCCGCAGGAGGCGCCGGAGGTGGAGAGGTAGGCCGAGACATGGGAGCGGAGCCCCGCGCGCCTCCTCGAGGCGCTGAGCGCCCACCACGACCCATGGCCGCCTCCCCGTCATCGTCAGCCGACGGAACACCGGCCAGCGCCTGGAGGCCGTAGCGTCGGAGGTAGGTGATACACGAGCCGACGGACTGAGGAGACAAGTCCGCACCCTTGCCGCGACCAGGTACCGCCGAGACCTCCGCCTCCACCCACTGGCCGGAAGTGTGAAGGATGCGAGTCGTAACCGTGACCACGTTCCGCTCGACATCGAGCGCCGGAGCCTGGACCCAGGCCAGGCCGTTCGCCGTGAACGGCTCCCGGATGGCCTCGACCACCGAGGACAAGTCCGCGTAGCTGGACCGGAAGTGAGGGTTCCGCGCGCCCTTGATGGCCGGACCCATGCTTGATTGGGCGGAGGCCAGCGCCGTGGCCAGTTCGTTCACCGCGTCGGAAGTCTTCACGCCGCACCCCCGAGCAGGCGCCAGGCCTGGACCTTGCGCTCCTCGACACCGGAGGCCGCGAGGCGCTCGGACACGGACTCCAGGTCCCGCACTGGCCACCACGCAAACACGCGGAACCCGTCCCCCTCGAGCGCTACAGTAATGTCCACGCCAGTGGTGGCCATCGAGGCCCGGACCTCCGGGACCTCGTCCGTGGCGTAGAAGATGGCGTCGTAGACGTTGACCCAGTCCGAGGGACGGACCCAGACGGCCGTCGTATGGTTGTCCGGGTCCAGTGGGTTGACCGTGGACTGTACGCGGAGGACGTCCTGGACCCCGTAGGTATCCAGGACCGTGAAGATGGAAGCCAGGCGCATCGGCGTCATGGTTCACCCCTTGAAGGTGCGAGCGTGGATGAAGTCGGCCACGAGGCCGAGGAGCAGGAAAACAGCGCACAGCGCGCCGAAGGCAACGGCCACCAGGCCGACATCGAGAAGCATTTTTCAATCCTCGTTTGTACCAGTCGCCACCGTGGCGACGTGGTACACCAGTGGTAGTCGCCGCGGAGGCGACACGCAAACCGGAGGAGGACAAAAATGCACCGACCTTTCCACGAGTGGCTACAGGCCGCCATCCTCGAGAGCGGACACAGTGGCCCCGCAGCATTGGCCACGGCCATGACCACGGCGCAACCCGACACGCCGGTGGACCGACGGACCGTCTGGAGGTGGGCGTCCGGCCAGCGCCTCCCCGCTCGAGCCTCGTGGCCAGTCCTGGCCGAGGTGCTCGAGGGACCACTGGAGGAGCTCGCGCTCCGAGTGGTGGGCGTGGAGCCGATGGGCGCGCCAGACCGGAGCGCAGAGTGAGAAGCTGGACCCCCGTCCCGGACCTCCTCCCCGAGCTCGTCGAGGACGGCGCGGAGCTACTCGGCCTGGTCCGCCTGCTACGGGACTCGAGAATCCGCGGATGGAAGCCGGAGGCCATGACCGACCGGCGCCTGGCCGGAGTCTGTCAGTGCTCCAAGCGTCGAGCGCGCCAGCTCCTCGAGGACCTCGAGGACGCGGAAGTCCTCCGGACCGTCGAGCCCGGGAACCGCAACCGCGCCCGAATCATCCAGTGGACCGTCCAGCCCGCCACTCCCGTCCAGCGCGCCGCAACGGCGACACGGACCCGAACCAAGAAGTGGACCAGTCCCGGACCAACGAACGGCGCGGATTTCAACGACATAGCAGCGAACCCGAACCAGTCCCGAACCAACACCCGAACCACATATAAGAGAGAGTGAGATAGAGAGAGAGGGTGGGGAGACAACCTCACCGCTAGTTTCAACGGAGACGAGAGCCTCACCGAATCAACCCAGGAGTGGAAACCATGGGAAAGCACGACCGACTTGTCCGCCGCTTGAGCGCGCTACCAGGACCAGGAACACCTCGCGACTACATGCAGCTCCTCGGACCTACCCTCGAGGGAATCCTGGAGGAGGCCGGGAGCCTGGCCGGAGCACTCGTCGAGCGCCAACTGGCATCGGCCACCTACCGCCCGACCCCGGCCGAGCTGCGCTCCACGTGGATGGCGATGGCCTCCGAGGCCGGACAGCGGAGGGACGAGTCCATCCGCCAGCGCTCGAGGCGCTGCCCCTACTGCGAAGGCCGTGGCCAGGTCCATGCATGGGTCCGGACTCGCATTCGAGGAGCGGAGCGCGTCCGAACCTACGCAGCCACCTGCTCGTGTCCTCGAGGACTTCAGCTTGCAGGGAAGGAGGGAGAGCGCCGCATGGACCGCGCCGAGCTCGAGACCACGGCGCAACGCCAACGCGCCGCCAACGAGTGGGCGGACGGAGTGGTGGCGCTCTACGTGGACGACTCGACGAAGGGAGCGCGCCCGGAGTGGACCAGGTGGGCACCGGCCGTGGAGCCGCCGAAGACCTCCGGGAACCTACGCACCTTCGAGAGTGGGCGCTAACATGACCTCGAGAGCACCTCGCACGCACCAAGGGAGGACCATGGCCTACCTCACCAAGCTCCAGCGGGAAGTCGCGGAGCGCCTCGAGCGAGGCGCGACCATGTCCGAGCTCCTCGAGGAGGGAGTGGTCTCCCCGCTCACAGTCCGGAAGTGGGACGTGGACGACGTGGTCCGCCGCTACCGCCTCGAGAAGGCACCCCCCCCGGAGGAGGTGGAACTGGAGCTCCGAGCGATGGCCGGGCATGCACTCCGCACGCTCCGCTATTGCATGGCGGAAGGCAACCCGCAGACCAGGCTACTGGCCGCGCGCTACGTCCTCGACGCCATCCGCGCCCCGGCCTCCGAGGAGGGACCGGGAGACGAGGCCGTGGCCGAGCTCCGCGGCCTCCTCCAAGTGGTGGGCGCGTGAGCATTCACGTCCCCGCCGCCGTCCCCCTCGAGCTCCAGGACCAGGTCGCAGGACTACTGCGGAACCGCCTGGCCTTTTTCAAGCTCCTCCGCATCACACATAAGGAGGAGCAGAAGACAGTCCCGCTGGTCCCGAATCCCGGCCAGCTCCGACTCCTCGAGGCGCTCGACAACCACTCCCGGGTCATCGTAGTCAAGGCCCGCCAAGTGGGAATCTCGACCATATGCCGCGCCCACCAGCTCCACACGGCCTACACCTCGAGGGAGCCGGTGGCGCTCGGAGTCCTCTCATTCCACGAGAGGAGCGCCCGCCACCTCCGCCAGCTCGACCGCGCATGGATGGACAACCTCCCCGCACTCCTCCGCCGAGACCTCGAGGTGGACTCCGCCACGGAAGCAAAGTTCCGAGACACCGGCGCCAGTCTCGCCTCGTGGACCGCCGGAGGCCGAGGTGGGACCAGGTCCGTGGCCCTCACCGCCGCGCACCTCTCGGAGTTTGCGTTCTACCCGGACCAGCCGGAGCTCCTCGCACAAGTCCTCGCCACCGTCGGCCGAGGCCAGGTGGTCATCGAGTCCACGCCGAACGCACCCGGGGACACGTTCCACCGCCTCATCGAGGGAGCCCCCGAGAACGGATGGCGAGTCGTCACGTATTGGTGGCACGAGCATCACGCCCTCCGCCTCGAAAATTTGCCCCCGGACTGGGAACGGACGGACGAGGAGGAGCGCCTGGCCAGGCGATGGGACCTCGACGACCACCAGCTGGCGTGGAGGCGCCAGCAGGTAGCAACGCTCGGAGAGGCGAAGTTCCGCCGGGAATACCCTGGGAGCCTGGCCGACGCGTTCGCCGCTCGAGAGTCCACCTACCTCCAGGCCGAGGCGCTCGAGGACATCGATGCGGTTTGGTTCGATGGACCGGAGCGGGAGCTCCAGCCGCCGGACGAACTGGACGCCTACGTCATGGGAGTGGACGTCGCGGCCGGAGTGGGTGGCGACTACAGCGCGCTGGCCGTGGTTAGCCTCTCATCGTTCCAGCCGGTCTACCTCGAGCGATGCAACCGCACGAGCCCGGTGGAGTGGGCGGCCCGCGTCCTCGAGGTAGCGAACCACTACGGGGACGCCATGGTCCTCGTGGAAAGCAACAACCACGGCCACGTCGTCCTCCGGGAACTGGACCTCATGGGCTACCGGAAGCAGTGGCGAGACTCGAGCGGCCGACCGTGGACGACCACCGTCCGCTCGAAGCTCGACGCGTTCGAGACGCTCCGGGAATACCTCGAGTCCGGAGTGGTCCAGGCGCTGGACCGCACCACGCTCGAGGAGCTCCGAGCGCTCGAGGTGCGACGCGTCACGCCGGAGGCTCCGCCTGGTCTCCATGACGACATGGCCATGGCCCTCGCACTGGCCTACCGCGCCACGAGAGACGCGCCCGCACACATGGCATACAGTAGGACCCACCTCATGGAGCGACACCTGGACCGCAGGAGAGCCGCTCGCATCCTGAACAAGTCCACCCCCTGGGAGGTAGCGACATGAGCCTGACCCCGTCCATGTGCCGCAGCATCTACGACAAACACGAACGGTACTGGGAGGACCGACGGCCGGAGCTCCGCCGCCTCCGCAACGCCTACCAGATGCGCTACTGGATGCGGACCAACTACGACCAGCGTGGAGAGATGCTCGTGGAGACCTCGAGAGCCTACGAGCTCGTCGAGTCCTACGTGGCCTCGTTGTTCATGCGGGACCCGGCCGTAGTGGTTCGAGGAGACCTCCGAGGCCGCGGGGACCAGGACAAGGCGCAGGCGCTGGCCAACGACTGGTTGACGCACGTGCGCCGCCAGATGGAGGACGCCCTCCGCCTGGCCATCATCTACCCATGGGCTGCACTGAAGGTAGCGCCCCGCTCCCATCCCGACCCGCTCCAGCGTGTCACCGTTGCAGCGCTCCCCCCCTGGGACGTCCTCGTGGACGACACCGCCCGCGCCTGGGACTACCAGCGCTACGTCGGAGTCCGCGTAATGATGCCCGTCGAGGAGGCACGAGAGCGGTACGGCCGGAAGCAGTGGGCCACGCGCACGTTCCGCCAGTTCCTCGACCGGAACGGAGACGAGGACGCGCCGAGCTACGGACCGGACGATGAAGACGCAATTGGAGAGTTCGTGGAGGTGGTCGAGTTCTACGACCTCACCGGCGACCGCTTCCTGGTCTGGTCCCCCGACTACGCCAACGGCTCCAAGTGGGTGGCCGATGGCGTCGAGCTCGAGGTGGGCGTGGAGGACCCGGTCTCGGAGAAGGTGGACAGCATCCCAGTCCGCACGGCCGACGACTACCCACTGGTCCCCGTGGTCCCGCTCTACCTCTCGAGGGAGCCGGACCGCCCACTCCGCGGCTACTCCGGACTCCGACGCGTCTACGACCAGGTCCAGGAATCGAACACCATTCGCACCTACCAGGCCAACGGAGTCCGCCGCGCCGCCCGCCAGTGGCTTGTCCAGAAAGGCACCCTCGATGCGGAGTCCATGGCGAAGATGGTCATGGGTCAAGATGGAGAGTTTATCGAGGTGGAGACCAGTCCAGGCCAGCAGCTGGCCGGAGCGATTGTTCCCGTCCCCCACCTCCCCGTCCCCGCCGAGCTCCAGACCTACCTAAACCAGGTGGACGAAGACTTCGCACGCGGGAGCATCCTCGCACCGTTCACACGTGGAGAGGCCACGAAGGCCACGGCCACCGAGGTAACCGCGATGGCCGCGTATTCCTCGAGCGAGGTGGGCAGGATGGCTAGAGAGCGCGACGCAGCTATCGCCCAGCTGGCCGAGGTATACGTGGCCATGGTCCGGCTATCTCTCGGAGACGAGCCGGAGGTGGTCCGCTTGAACGGCCGAGCGCAAGCCATCCGAGCCGACGACCTCGACGGGGACTTCACGTTCTACGCGCAGGACTCCGGCGCCACTCCAGTCTCGGAGGCCGTCCGCAAGTCCGAGCTCATCGGCGCCGTCCCGCAGCTCCTCGAGCTCGGAGTCCCTCGAGAGCTGGTGCTCTCGGAGCTGGTCCGAGCGCTGGACCTCCCGGAGTCCTTCCTCCCCGGAGAGGCCGCGGCCGGAGTGGAGGACGAGACCCCCGCACCTCCGCCGGTGGCCACGGCCGCACCTCCGCAGGCAGGACCGCCGATGGGCGCCGAGCAGGTACCCGCCACGATGGGACTCGGAATCGGACCCGGAGAGCTCCCGAGCCCGACACAGATACAGGCCGTCCTCCCGCCCGGTGGGATTGTGTGATGCCGCTGTACCCGTACACATGCACGCACGGCCACCGCTCGGAGGAGCTGGCGAAGGTGGGCCAGGCGCCCGCCTCGATGCCTTGCCCGCACTGCGGAGCCGAGGCCAGGCGCCAGGTCACCACGCCGTACCGGACCCCGTTCCAGTGGGGCCCATCCGCGGGCTACTTCGACCGCGGCCTGGGAACCTACGTCGAGGACCACGCCCACCGGCGCCGCCTCATGGAGGAGCGTGGACTCCGACCGGTGGAGGCCGATGAGGTGGACCGCACGTTCGACCACCAGGTAAACACGGCCCTCGAGCAGGACCGCCAGGCCGAGACGTTCGGACGCGTCCTCCGGGAAACCGGGGACGCCGCCGCGGCTACAGAAGCCGCATTCCCCACACCAGTCCCGTAAGGAGGGAACCATGGAAGCAGAAGACAAGCTCCGCCGGATGGGCGAGCAGATGGAATACGAGATGGACGAGATGGCCGAGATGGACGCGCCTCGAGGAGATTTCAGCGAACGCGCCATGAACGCACTCGTGGACGCTCACAACATGGTCCTCGAGGTAATGGGCGCACCGAAGGCCGACCGCTACCCGCGCTTCGAGGGAGACGTGGACGAGTTCCCTGGCCGTTTCGTTCGGGAGCTGGCCATGGTCAAGGACGCCGCCGATGAGGTGGGCGCCACGCTGGACATGGACCTCTCCATGCTCGAGGCAGACCGGGACGTCCTCCTCCTCGCAGGGAAACTGGAGGCGCTCGCAAAAGACGAGCAGTTCCGGGAAGCCATGGCGCGGGAAGTCGAGGAGGACATGGCGGACATGGAGGACGGCGCATCGCTGGCCGTGGCCGTGATGACACCCGAGGACGATACGGACGACATGTTTATGGCGCGAGCCTGACCATGGAGGGG